CTTTGCAGTCTTTGGATGGTTCTTGAGACACGGATATCCTTTTGTGCTAATGTGGTCTTATCTTCGGTGGCACCCTCACCCATTGTAAGGTAGGATTGAGGCACCTTCAGAGCAGAAAACAACTTGTCTCGAAGATATTTAACGTCGTCGATTGCCGTAATGTTGGTGGCGCCGGCCAGTGTTTGAATATCTGTTGCCGAGCCTGCGCGAGTAGGAATTAAATAATCTTCCTCGATTGACATTGTGTTAGACCTTAAATCAACTCGACCGGTGCTGGCATCAACTACTGAATTTCTTTTTAACTGAGTAACGATCTTCTGCATGTATTGCTCTACATCTTGTGGAGGCACAGCACCAACATCAATCTTGAACACACGGCGCTCTGAGGAGCGTACGACGCGATAAGCCATCATGGCATCCTCCATCAATGTTAGCTGGCGCCAGATGCGTCGGGCGGGCTCTAAAATAGATGTTCCGTATGGAGCATACTTATCGTTGCCAAGCACGCGGAAGTGTGCAATCTGCCAGTTTTCAAAAGTGACTCCTGCAGAGTTCCATTGATATTGAAGATAGTTAGGATTAGTGGTGTCTTGGCCCTCAAGTCTTTCAATTTCTGGTGATGGTAGCGCGATAACAGATTGAACGCCGTATTTGTCGTCGATGTCTAGATACAGGAAAAAGTCTCCGTACTTGCACATTGTGCGCGACCAACCAAAAAGGTTGTATTGAACGTTCAAAATGTTCTCATAAAGAATTCCCAACACTGCTTTTATCTCTTCGTTGGCGCATTTGATATTTAACATTGGCCGCAGGTCAGAATAAGTGGTCATCTCATCAGCATAAATATCAAGAGACGATGCAATCTCTGGCATGTACTCCATCTGGTCGAAGTCAATATAACGCTCAGCGCGTTGTTGATTCTGAATAGCATTCGTTGAAATTTGATCTAACGGATTGTATAGAGATTTCTTAAACTGCTGACCAGAGGCTGATTTAAATCTGCTAGAGAACTTATCTAGGTGCTGGCGCCTAATGCGGCGGCCGGACTGTGACCTATAATTAATTATAGGGCCCGAGAACAATCTAGTTAAAGATTTGAATAAGTCCGATTGTTGATTCTTGGGGTTGTGTGTAGGTTTGCTGGCCATTTATTTTCTCACTTTATAATCCATTGGTATTGTTTATATAATTTATCTGCTTCACTCATTTTATCAAAGATATTGTCTTTTTTGTAGCCGTGTTGTCCATTTATTTGTGTGTTCATTGTAGTTTTGCTGGTTACTATGGCATTTACAAATGCCTTTTGATAGTTTAAATCTCTTGCGCTTGATTGAATCGCCGTATCTCTAACCCAACAAGCGATTGCTAATGCCATGATCAGATCATCATGGTATCCTTTCATTGCTTGGGGTCTACCATTCCTCCAAATAAATGTTTTCATTTCATTAATTGTGCGAGATGAATATATGGTAATTAGTTTATTTCTGATAAACTCTTCTAATTTCGCAATGATAAGTGGTCTTGTTTTCATCGACGTGGTAAATCCGGGTACCGCGGAGTTAATTGCTTCGGCTTGATGTTGCTCGATATATTCATGTGTCGACTTAATTGAATGATATACATTTGGATATTCATATTCCATAAGTTTAGTTAACACAGAGTATCCAACATTATTGTTTTCCACTACCAACATAGCACTGCCAAACTCTCGACCGATTTGGTTTAGCATCCCAGCATACATATCCAAAGAAGGCTTTCCTTGATATTCTCCAACTACCTCAAGTGTTTCTAGCTTGATAATTTGGAAGGTTGAGTAGTCGGCCCCATCGCCGCGAGCGACATCGGCGACCATCAGATAGTTGCACGTGGGATCAAAGTCTTCCCATATCCAAAAGTTTCTATCAAAGCCAGTCCTGTGTTTGGGCTCCCTCATTGTGGCGTGTAAATATTCCATACATTCTGGTTCAATAACAGTCTCGCCAGAGGTATTGAAGTTACATTCTAGCTCTTGAGCGATTTGTCGCTTGGACATATTTTTAGTTTCTTTCTTGTACCACTCTGTATCTCTATCGGGGTGTACATCCCATGGCAAGGTTGGTCGGTTGAAGTTATTTGCGTCAGCGGCAGCGTCCGTACAGGTTTTATGAAACCAATTACCAACACCGTTCGGAGTAGACAGCGCGATGCATCGACCACCGGTTGATAGTGTAGGATACAAGCCAGTCCACAGTTCTTCTAGTCCCTCAATATGGGCTGCCTCATCAAGGACCAAGAGAGACAGTGCTTCAGAGCGGCCGGCGTCCCCAGAGGTAGAAGCTGCTTTAATCGACGAACCATTCGACAACTCGAAAGAAGTTCGGTTATCTACTGTAATGGTGGCAATCTTTAACCAGTCGGGGATATTCCGCATGATGTTCTTGACTTTCTTAACCAAGTTACCAGCAGTGGCAAACTTAGTTGCCATGACAAGGATTGCCGTGTCACGGTGAAAGAGCATCAGCCAAACAATGTAGCCGTCTGTAATCGTAGAGATTCCTAGCTGGCGCGCTTTTAGAATAACGTTAAAGCGGTAGTCGTTAAAGTCTTTTAAAAGTGTATCTTGAAAATCGTATGTGTCAAAAAGAATTAACCCGTGCATCGGGTGAGATATACGGGCGTAGGTTTTAAGGAAATAAACCGGGTCTTTACCGCACCGGAGCATTTCCTTAACTTGTTGTTTCTTGTCTAACTTGAAACTCATACATTTTTCAGTGCTGCTATTACCTCTTCACGATTGGCAAGGCTGTCTTCGGCATCTAGAACTATAATGTCTTCAATTCCATCTTTTTCTGCCATTGCAATTAAATCGACGTCTGGCATTTTTTCGAAGCCGTGGGGATCCAAAACATTGTACATTTCATCTTCTCCGCCCATATCATGGTAATGACCTTCTTCTAATACTTTTCGAATAAGTTGCTTAATCTCTCTAAACCCAACGGTTGGGCGCCCTTCGGATCCTGGGGAATAGAGAGACTCCGGGTTCTCTTCGGCTGGGCCTATCTCGACGCCCGGGATATTCATAAAGACCGCCTGAAATAAATCCGAAACATCTTCGGCGTCCATTCCTTTTACAAGCATGGTGATTTGATCCACAAGATCTGATCCAGAGTCATTCTGGAAGCCGCTATATTCGCTCTCTGGGGCATCGTCTGAAGGAATATCATCAGCGGAAAAGGGCATTGTTTCGGCAGATCTGTCAACATGCGGATCGTTAGCTGGTGCTTGTTTTCCGCGCTTGTAGCTGCCCGGGCCGTAATCTCGGTCTAGCCAGTCCGGCCTTGGGCCCTTCTTTTGGATCCAAGCCATAAACTCTTCATATCTTTCTTGACTCAATGCCTCAAGCTGCAGGCCCTCTTCTTTCATATATTCTTCAAGTACGATACGCCGAAGATTATCTTTGGAGATATTCATTTTTTAGGTGCTTCCTTATCTTTCTTTCTGTCGTCATTGTCTGGGCGTTTTCCACCATCGCCGTTCCATCCACCTTGGGACACGAAGTCTTGCCAGTATTCGGTTGGTGGCTTGTTACCACTGTTGTCGTCATTCATCTCTTCAGACAAACCTCCGACCTTGAAGTGCTTTTTAGCGACAACCCAAGAACGGATTCTGGATGTGCTCTCTACTCGCATATCGGTTTCGCCTTCGACCGTTAGAGTCACTGAATCTCCAGTAATTTTTTTGTATTCTTTCTTAAGAAAAGATGTAATATCAGATAACTTTTGCTCGATCTCGCTTTCGAATCCATTTGCGTGTACTTCTTTTAGCCTAACTTCCGACATGTAAGAAAGACACATCATGTTGCCATAAAATTTAACGTTAAATCCATCCAAGACTCTCTTGTCAAGGATCGGATCACCGTCTTCACGAGCGAGGCCGGCAGTGATTGGATCCCCACTTTCGTCAAGCGCTCCGTCGTATGCGTTTGCTGCGGCCTGCGACAGACCTTGTACTATTTCGTAAACTGTTGCCATTATTG